TAATGTTAAAATGATGAGAATATTTAATTTAGAAAATACATTCGCATTTAAATCTTGTGAATCGCTAGAATTTTCATTACCTAATAATAAAAATGATGCAAAGGACACTGTTAAATATATGATTATGCAACATTCAAAAATAGAATTTTTAAACGACGCAATTAAAGAAAACCCTTGGAAATCTACTCATTTTGCTTGGATTGATTTTAGCATATTTTATATTTTTAATAATGTTGAACCTGTATCAAAATATTTGTATACACTATCAAGACGACAGTATTTATCGCAAATTTTGGTTATTCCAGGATGTTGGAATAGTATAAACAATAAACAAACAGATACTATTTTAAATTCTATATGTTGGAGGTTTTGTGGCGGATTTTTTTTAGGTGATAGCGATTCTATTATGAATTTTTTTAAACTCTATAAAAATCATTTTAAAAACTTCATAACAGAACAAAAAAAATTGGTTTGGGAGGTGAATTTTTGGGCATGGTTAGAAGCCAATACGGATTGGAAGCCATATTGGTACTCTGCTGACCATAATGATAGTATATTCAAAATACCAACTAAATATTATGCATTGTTATTAAATGATAAACTTAAAAAAATATCATATGATTACCCAGTCATTGAAACATTTTTCCCATCTAATACCGCCTATCTTTGCCATGACGGTAAACATATTTTAAACACTAGATTCGTGAATTATTCTTACGGGTCAAATGGAAGATATATAATTAATCATCCAAAAGATACGATTATTACAAAAAATATTGTTTCTATTTTAAACGATGAATTATTACCGTATGGGTACAATGAAATGGACGAAACGAATATTGGTCTTCAACACAATGATTTATATTCAGTTGGATTAGAAGACATACGGTTATATGCATATAACGGTATAGTTAAATTTATAGCTACAAATGTAAATTATGTTGGGAATATCGCAAACCGAATGATTATAGGTGAATATGATATTGTAAATCATTGTTATGTGAACAGTAAAATAATACAACCACCAACAAACACATCCTGTGAGAAAAACTGGATACCTATAATTAAGAATGGTGAAGAATTGTTTATTTATACATGGTCGCCATTTCAAATCGGTAAAATTAACCATGAAACGAGTACGCTTGAAATAGTTGAATCACAAGACATATTGTCCCCAGATTTTAATAGGATTCGTGGTTCTACTATTTTTATTGATTATGATGAAAAATATAAAATAGGTGTAGTGCATTTCTGTGAAGAAACCTGGCCGCGACAATATTATCATTTATTAGTCGTATTAGATAAGAATACTTTGAGACCCATTAGTTATTCAGACCCATTCTGTTTTCAACATTATGGTGTAGAATTCTGTATTGGTTTTACTATGACAGATGACAATTATGTATTTTGGGTATCTAACAAAGATAACGATACTGTTATGGTAAGCATAGATTTTTCTGAAATACATATACATCATAAAATAAAAAATTGATATTGCAATAAATAATATAAACTTTATTAATTATATTATTTATTTAGATGCCTTTTTACGCTGTTGCAAATGGGCGAGATATCGGAATTTTCTCAACATGGGATGAGTGCAATAATTCTGTAAAGGGTTATAAGAATGCTCTTTATAAAAAGTTTGATAAAAGAGAGCTTGCAGAAGAATACATTCGGTCACAAAAAAACCAACAGAATACTATTATTGAGAAAACGGATGATTTTGTACCAGATTATTACGTCTATACGGATGGTGCTTGCTCTAATAATGGTAAGCCAAATGCAGAAGCTGGAATAGGAATTTATTTTGGAGAAGATGATGAGCGCAATGTATCGCAAAAAATAGATGGTAATCAAACGAATAATGCCGCTGAATTGACTGCAATCATTGAAACATATTCTATTATTGAAAATGATGTGGTTGATGGTAAAAAGGTGGCTATTGTTACAGATTCAGAATATGCTATGAAGTGTGCGTCGTCGTATGGAGAAAAATGCTGCGGTGAAGGTTGGAGTAAAGATATACCAAATAAAGAATTAGTGAAGCTTGCTTATGAGATGTATAAAGATAAGCACAATATTAAATTTATTCATATTAAAGCACACACTACAAATAGTGATATTCATTCTATTGGAAATGCAAATGCTGACTACCTTGCAAATATGGCAATCGGATTAGAATGTTGTCCTTATAATAAAAAAAACACTGAATCTGTGAATCGCATAGAACAAATGAAAAAGGTTCAGGCCGAGGGACTAGCTCTATTTACTAGAAAGAATATTGACTATGGCGATGCCTTCGCAAAATATGGTGTAATTGGTGTATTAATGCGCATTGAAGATAAAATTCAACGCTCTTTGTCAATAACAAAAAATGGGGTTAATTTGATTAATGATGAAGGTATTCGGGATACTTTGATTGATTTACATAATTATGCAGCGATGGCTCTGATGTTACTGGATGAAGATGACTCTAAGAACGCTTAGACTGTTTACCGCAATCTAGACAAGTAATAAAGATTGTAGCTGGCTCATCTGCGCTGCGAGTTTGTAACTCATAGAACGTAGAACGCTTTGACTTACACTTCCTGCAAGTAAACATATCTGTAGATGCCTGAACATTTGTATTAAATTTGCTAGCATCTCTCGTTATCTTACGTTGAATCCTACCACGCCAATGTTCGTGGTCCATCTCTTGATGTGTCATAAAAGCCAGAACCTGTGGAGCTAGTTCACCACTCTTCACGACGGCGAGAAGTTCAGGATTCTTTAAATTCACATAGATACTTCGCAAACGGTCAATATAGATTTGAGCAAAATAAGGATTCTCCCATTTCTTAATAATCTTTCTACTGTTTGCCTCCTTAATCGCATAATTAAAGACACCTTTTTCTAGGTTAATACTATTCTTTTCATCTTCTAATACTTCACCAATCTTGTCCACTACGTTTTTACGAAAAGCTTCGGGATTTGAAATCTTATGCATAATGCTTATTTTATTGATATTATCTTTATATTTTAATATCAATCAATTTTTTAAAGGAACCGACCAGCGAAGCCGTCACTTACCATTCTTTGTCCTTGTGGTTCGTTTTTGTATTTTTCTAGTATTATTATTTTTACACCGATTAATATACATTCCTCCAGTTGATTTGTTTTGGTCTATTCCTTCAATGTTATGAATTTTTGAATAATGCAGTATAATATTTTTTAAATAATTAAGTGCTATAAGTGGTTTAGAATGATTTTCATTTATTTTATTACCTATAAATCTAGATACACTATTAACTGTATTTCCTATAGCACCTGGTGTACTAATAATTCCATTAATAGTAAAAATGATACCATTAAGAAAATCGGTATCTATATCAGTAATACCTCTTGACCTATAATAAGTAAAATAACCACCACCCAAATTTTTATTTGAAATCCTGGATTTCCTTATTGTTGATTTTTTACATACTTTACCTCCTTTTCTTCTCCAATCTAGAAACTTAGTAACTTTGGTATACACACTGTTGTCTATTCCATAATTTAATGCGCGAATAGCACTCTTAATATCTTCTAATATTGTTATATCAGCTGCTATAATACCAATTTTTTTTATATTAATAATTCTTCCAATGATATAATCAAGACGACTGATAGAGTCATTTATAAATGTTTTGTTGGCTTCGCTTCCTTGTCCTTTCTTAGGCATAAACACATGTTCTTTTATTTGAATTATAAGTGCCAAAGTATAGAATAAATTTTTTTCAATATTTGAATCGTCACAATGTATAACAGTAGAGATTGGCTCTGTTCCATCGTCACGCCATGTACTACTGTTATCTTCATTAATTGACATTGTACTATCTTGTCCAGTTAACTTCATTATTGCAGCATCAATATTATTTATTACTTCATTAATTAAATTAAATAAATCAAATAAATCAAATAAATCAGCCCCTTTTTTTAATGTGGATAAACCAAACGTGCAGTCATCAGGATTAGATAGGTGCAAATCTTGTTTAATTTTATCTGAAAGAGTAGATAATTGTTTAATAAGTTTACTCTTAGATTTATAAAATGGTAATTTTACTAAATGGTCCAGATTATTTTCAAAATCGTCTGATAATTTATATAATTCGGGATTTCTAGTTTCTAAAATATTATAGAAAGCGATTCTATATACTTCCTTAGTGTCCCACCATTCTTTAATTACATCTGCCATAATATAATATAATATACTATAATTAATTATAAAATTTTTGGGTAATGATGAGAAATTAATAAATTTGACGAGCAATATTCGTGTAATATGAATACATATGTAATATAGATTCAATTATAATGGTGCATCAAATAAATCAAATACATCGCTACCTTGAAACTCTGTAGTCGCCATAATTTTACGACAGCTATAAAATATGTTTTTACTCATTAAATAATGATTAAAATTAAAATCAGTTGCTTTCAAAAATCCAACTGTATTAAAATACTCAACTAAATTCCTCGCACCCTTTCTTGTTACTATATATGCTAATGAACATGGATTCATAGTAACGTTTAAACGCCCTACATAATTATTTATTGGCTCTATAATTATTGTTTCCTCGCTATCTTTCTCAAAATCCCAAGGAATAACATGCGAACCATCCGCTAATTTATTTGCTCCAATATTCATTATTTCTGTATCTTCGGGTAATCTATCAATAAGATTATCAATGTATTCTACGAAATTATTATTCAACTTAGCATCATCCTGAAATATTATAGCGTATTCATAATTATTATTAACTATATCATTTAATATAGTGTAATGACTGTATTGATTTCCCATGATTTTCTTGGTTAACCCTTCAGCTATCTTATAATGTTTCTCATCCATATTTTTTTCACGGTAAAATTTCAGTGTTCTAAAATAATCGCAATTCACAAACATATTATACATATCTTCTGTAAATTGAAACGTTAATCCATCTATTGCTTGAAATCTTTGTATCTTTGAGAAAGGTAAATCATGTTGTCTGCATTGATTTAAAAAATGTGTATTTCTATCTGGCCTTTTATCTAAGTTAATATAATAAATCCTATCTATTTTATTCATTATATTATAAAATCACCTGGTTTTAATATCTTTTTTACATAAAATGTGTTTCTGAAGGTTGAATTGGATCTTTCTGAAAAACTGTAAGCGCTTTTGGCCAATCTCCACCATGTATGGATAAATTAAAAACATGTGGATTTTTCATAAAACACCGTATATAAACATGTTGGTCATCATCCGATACACCACGACTATACATCTCATTTACACAATCATGATATAGAGTTTGGAAATATTCCATATTATGTGTCGGTCCAGCATAAAAAGCTCCTATAAATAGCTCATATGCATAAAGAAGCGTAAACATCATATCTTTATCTTCCTCCAATATTTGACGACGTAAACATATTGTTATCTTATTCATATCTAATTTGTCAGTGTCAATTGTATCAATTGGAAGTGGACTACCATCCTTATGATAAGTGCTGAAATACCCAAAATCAGTCCATGCTGTGTAATACGTATCAATATATTTATTTTTAATAGCATGAACTATGAAATCTATCTTAGAATGGTTAATCACATTATATTCTGGATATATGTTTTCAGGGCACATATGCTCACGCACACCAGTTTCTGGTATTCCTTTTGGATACATAACATCTAATCGCTTCGTCAAGAATTTTTTAAATTCAGGATGATTTAATATTTGTCGGTCTTTCTCAATATTGGTCCATGCATGAATATTTTCATCTAACCATTGTCTAGTTATTGGGATAAACATCTTGTTTTTATAGGGGCTTTTTTCGTATGCGCAAATAACCTTGTCAATGTATTTCTCATCAATATAACAAACCATCTTGTATGGATAATTCAAATAATTCAAGAAAGAATCAATGTAGAATTCTGTTGTGCGTTTAAAATCTTGATTTGGCCAGTTATCTCTACCAATATCTAAAAAAGCGGTTACTAGGGTTATATCGTGTTCGTCCATGTTATTAATAGTATAAAAAATAAGAATTTTATATTATTTTGAAAGAGAAATAATTATTCATTTAATTTCTTCTTGTTTTTCTATTCTTTCTTGTTTTTGATTTCTTACTTTTTGTTTTACCACCAGAACTGTATTGATTCATGAAATCATCATAACTGTATGTTTCTTTTACCGTTTTTCGTTTATTTTTACCCATAATTACTTTATACTCTACTAGGTCTTTTTGTTGGTCTGCTCCATTAGTAATCTTATCTCCTACTTTTATTTTATCATAGTTTTCTTCTAAAAAAGTATGAACATCGCTTGATTCAGGTATTCTCCAAGGTCTTTTTCTACTACTAGAAGGTCTTTTGCGACTACTAGAAGGACTTTTCCTACTACTACTAGACATTATATATTATAAAAACATTATTTTCTAAACATATTCCTCCTCGGAAAGCTCACTTGTGCAATCTAGATAATTTTCTGGCTCTGCAATACTAGTAAATACATTAGCAGGTGCCTTCTTGGTCTTTTTATCAGTTGGTTTTCCCTTCTTTTTATCAGCAGCCTTTGGTTTCTTTATAATCTTTGCCTTCTTCGTATAAACCTCTTCATCATCGTCATCTGCTTCCTCCTCTTCCTCTTCTTCCTCCTCTTCATCATCTTCTTCCTCATCATCATCTACAACAAAATCATCTTTTACATAGCCATCCTTGGTTCTTGGTAGTCCATCATCCTCTTCATCTTCGCTATCTTCATCACTATCCTCATCACCAATGTCTTCAAACCCACCAAACAAATAGTCATATACTGATTCCCATTCATCCTCTGTAATGCTAACTGCCTTATCTTCATTTTTATTTACAATAATACAGTTTCCAAAGAATAGTGTACTATCAATTGGTGGAGGAAAATCATACTTGTTTTCTTGGTTCGCCTTGCCACTAGTCTTTCCGAACACAGAGACGGAGTAATTCTTATCATTCACATCCTCAATATTCCACTCAGCATAACACTTGAATCCTTCACTTGTCTTAAACCCTGCCTTTTTATAGAGTTCTGATTCATCATAAGTTTTAAGGGTAGTTTCCTTAATAGTTCCAGACTTGTCAACAATTAGAATAGTAATAGGCGCCATGGTTTATATACATTGAATTAGATTTATGTTTTTAATTCAATTTTTTACAATATTTTGTACGTTGAATCGCATAAATACTAATCTTATATTTTTCTATATCATGTATACTACTATTTTGGGATTATGTATTCAAATCATTGTATTTATATTCATCATTTATATTTGCCATTCTTGTTGGATATATTTAAGAGATACATACAGTACTAAAAAAACAAAAGATTTAGTAAATACTCAGGTTAGTAAATACAAACAAATTATTAGTGAATTGCAAGAAAATAATGATGCCAGAACTTCTGTGGAAAAAACTACCATTGAATTAGAATCCATGGATAATATTTTAACCAGTATTATGGAAAATGAACTATCAGAATCTCGTTAAAAATGATTTAATATATTGTTTACTAGACTATATATGAAATATCCTATTACACTATTGTTTAGATATGATAAACATTCAAGGATTGATGGATTTATTGACCAAAACAAAGATAAGATGAATTTCTCTGTTACAATTACAAATGATTCTAATGACTTAAACAAAATGTTTGATTCAAATAATCATTTGTTAATTACATTTGGTCCAAGTGACAGAGAATATGCACCAGCTATAGATGCTATTTTACCACAACGAATGAGAAAGAGATGGATACATTTCAATGATATACCTGATATAAATCTATTAAATCAAGTTTTAAATACATGTTACATGAATATTATAACATGCGATGCAGCACTCACTCGCCCAACTTTTTCATTATTTACTACTTGTTATAACTCATACGATAAGATTTTTCGTGCTTATAATAGTATAAAAGAACAGAGTTTGAAGGATTGGGAATGGGTTATTTTAGATGATTCTCCTGAAGATGACCATTTCAACTTTCTCAAAACTATATTCAAAAATGATAAACGTATACGCCTATATAATCGCAGCGAAAATAGCGGCAGTATAGGCAATGTTAAAAACGAAGCTGTTATGTTGTGTCGTGGTAAATATGTTCTTGAAATGGACCATGATGATGAGATTTTGCCAGATTGTTTATTAGATGCTGCTAATATATTTGATAATAATGCCGACATAGGTTTTGTCTATATGGACTTTGTAAACATATATGAAAATGGTGCGAATTTCAGTTATGGTGATTTTTTTGGTCTAGGATACAGTGGTTATTATTGCCAGAAACACAATAACCAATGGGTAAATGTGGCCATAAGTCCAAACATTAATAATATTTCTCTCAGTCATATTGTAGCTATTCCAAATCATCCTAGAATATGGCGAAAAAGTACACTGATAGACATGGGTAATTATTCTGAACATTTGCCTGTTTCTGATGATTATGAGCTTATTTTGAGAACTGCGGTTAATACAAAAATTGCCAAGATACCAAAACTTGGTTATGTTCAATATATGAATAACAATAACAATAATTTTTCACTTATTCGGAATGGTGAAATTAACCGTTTATGTAAACAACATTTGTATCCTCAATGTTACGAAAAATATCAAATTAATGATAAGATGAAAAGTATGGATGCTTATGAAGACCCAATACATATTTCTCATTGCAGTCAAATATGGAAACGTAAAAACTATGAATATAAATATTGCAATCAAATCATTAATGTAAACCATAAAAAGCAGTATTGCATTATTGGTCTAGATACTTTCCGAAAAAATAAAGATATGCTTATAGAACTTTATAAAGAC